CTGAAGGCGCTAAACTCAACCCGCCGGTATCCGCAAAGCAGGCAGCAAAGTCGCCAGCAAAAGCCAAAAGACGTAAGTCCTTCTGTGCTCGTATGTCTGGGGTCGAAGGACCGATGAAGGATGAAAAAGGTAGACCAACACGGAAAGCACTGGCACTAAGAAAATGGGATTGCTAAATGGCAACTACATACTTACAATTAGTAAATGACGTACTAACACGGCTTCGTGAAGCAACAGTTAATAACGTATCTGATACAGACTATAGTGTTCTTATCGGTAAGTTAGTCAACGATGCCAAGCGTGAGGTTGAGGATGCTTGGGACTGGGAAGCGTTAGCGACTACCTACACTATCACTACATCCAATGGTACTACTTCTTATTCTATCACTGGTGCTGGAGATGCTTCTAGGATTCATCGTGTGTATAATACTACTAACCGCCTTTACTTAGTAGAAAGACCACACGAGTACTTTATCTCCAACATTGATCTAGCACCGCAGACCCTGTATGGTATACCTTCCTACTACGCCACAGATGGTCTTGATGGTAGCGGTGATCTAAAGATTCAGATCTTTCCTGTTCCGAATACGGCCTACACAATTAAAGTTGATGCCTATACACCAGAGGCAGAACTAACTACTAATTCTAGTTCTACTAAGTTGCCAAAGGTGCCTATCGTGGCACTGGCGTGGGCAAAGGCTATTGAAGAGCGTGGAGAAGACGGTGGTGTGAATGTCAGCAGCCAGTATGCTGTTGCTAAACAGGCACTAGCAGACAGGATTGCTGTAGAGGCCAATCGTAGGCCAGATGAGTTCTCTTTCTACTCTATATAATGCCGAACAAACCACTACAAGCAACATCGATTACAGCACCAGGATACTTCGGACTTAATACTCAAGATTCTGGTGTTGATATGAGCAGTTCCTTTGCTTTGATAGCAAGGAATGCTGTTATTGACCGCTATGGTCGTATTGGTGCTCGTAAAGGATGGTCATACACTACTACCTCTGGTGGCACATCATCGGCACCTGAGATGATAGTAGAGTTTGATAATCACGATGGCACCTACACTATTATCAGTGCTGGCAATAACAAACTCTTTACTGGTGAAACCACCATGACAGAGGTGTTTGTTAGAAATAGCACAAACACTGGTAATCAGACCTACACAATTACTGATAACGATTGGCAGTTTGCTCCTGCACAGTATAGCAGCGGCTCTAATGCTTCTGCTCATGCTGTGATGGTTCAAAAAGGACATCCTGCACTGATGTACCACAAAATGCCTACTGGAGGCGGTGGTGGGGGTGCTCATGTTCATACGGGTTCTTTTGGCTTTCAGCGTCTTGGTGATGTTGGCAACGTACCAACTGGCTTCACTGTTACTACTTTTACTCCAAGTTGTGCATTAGGTGCCTTTGGTCGGATGTGGCTTGCCAACACTGGCAACAACAACAAACTTACTGTATACTACAGTGTATTATTAGATCCGTCTGACTTTACTGGATCTGGCTCTGGTGTTATCAATATTGAGAAGGTAGTGCCTGGAGATGATAGAATTGTGTCATTAGCAGCACATAATGACTTTCTTATTATCTTCTGTGAGAGAAACATCGTTATATATAATAATGCTGGTAATATATCTAACCTAGCATTACAAGATGTCATAGTTGGTGTTGGCTGTATCGCTAGAGATTCTGTGCAAAACATCGGAACAGATCTGCTGTTTTTAAGTGCTACCGGTGTTAGATCATTAGCACGAACAATCCAAGAAAAGTCTGCACCAGTTCGTGACATTAGTCGTAATGTTCGTGATACCTTGCTAGACTATATTGCTGGAGAAGACACAGACAAGATTAAAAGTGTATACTATGCTGCTGATGCTTTTTATTTGCTGACACTTCCGTCATCTGGGTTTACTTATTATTTTGATCTAAGGCAGTTCTTACAGGATGGTTCCGCAAGAGCCACTGTCTGGGATAACATATCTCCAAAGTCGCTGTGTGCTACCCATGATCGTAGACTATTGTTGGGCAAGACCGATGGAATTGCTGAATACACTGGGTATCTTGATAATACATTAACTTATATTTTTTCTTATTATACTCCCTATCTTGACTTTGGCTCACCGTCTGTAATCAAGATGCTAAAGAAGATAGGTATTGTGACGGTTGGCGCATCAGCAACTACATTTGATATTAAGTGGGCATTTGATTATGCCACTAACTATAAATCAGTTCAGTTAACTACACCTTCTGCTGCAGTTTCCGAATACGGCATAGCAGAGTATAATATTGCTGAATATTCTTTATCTGTTGTATTAGAAAACTTAAAAAAGCAACTATCTGGCAATGGTAACGTGGTACAGATTGGTGTTGATGCTGAGGTAAACGGATACCCAGTGTCTATTCAAAAACTTGACATTTATGCTGTTACTGGAAGGACAATATAATGAGTAACTATGTAAAGACTACTAACTTTACAGCAAAGGACTCGCTGACCTCTGGCGATCCTGGTAAAGTTGTTCGTGGCTCTGAAATCGACACTGAGTTTACTAACATTGCTACCGCAGTAGCAACAAAGTCTGACTCTGCTAGTCCTACCTTTACTGGCACTGTCACTACTTCTAACTTAACTGTTAATGGTACTTTCAGCGGTACTATCGGTGGAGGTACATACTAAATGGCAACTTTTGCAGAAGCATTACCCGGATTACAAGCCCAAGGGTATACTAACATAATGGATGCTTTGGCTGCTTACAATGCGGCTAATGCTGCTTCGTATTTTAGCGCACCAGCACCGGCATCTGCGCCTGCTCCAGCGCCAGCACCTGAGCCTATGTTTACAGCCCCTGCTCCGGCCCCAGCGCCAGTAGAAGCGCCAGCAACATTTCTACCTGTGTCTGCACCAGCCCCGGCACCTGCGCCATCAGGTATGCTAATGCCAAGTATTTCTGTTGTGCAGACTAACAGAGTTGTGGATGAGGCAAAGAATACACTACCTAATCTAGAAGACCGTATTGACCAGATTTCTAAAATATATCAAGAAACTCTTGGTCGTTCTCCTGACATTAGTGGTCTACTTGCTTATGCCAGTTCCGATAAGTCTCTAGAAACCATTAAGAGAGATATGGCCTATTCACCAGAAGGCCAAACACTGATTAAGACAGTATACAATAATACTCTTGGTCGTGATCCTGATGCTAGCGGTCTAAAGACTTACACCGAGTTTCTTGCAAAAGAGAAACCATACATTGAATCTTATGGCAACAGTGAGATTGAGGCACTAAAGACTGAGTTAAAGATCTCTCCAGAGGGACAAGTTAGGAACCCTGATCCCGCTGCCGCAGAACTTGCTCGTATCTATAAAGAGTATGCTGGTCGTGATCTTGATGCTTCTGGCTATGCTTACTTCAAAGGTGCACTAACTGGGCCTGATGCTGCTGCTGGTATTGCTGAAGCCATCAGGACTGGTGACGAAGCAGAACTTCGTACTAGGCTTGGTCGCCAGCCGACAGAGCAGGAAACACAAGACTATATGCAACAGCGTGATCGACAGCGTGCCGCTGAAGGTCGTCAGTTTGGTAACTTTGTTAAATCAGTGTTGCCGATTGCATTAAACTTTGCTGTTCCTGGTCTTGGTGCTAGTATCGGTGCTTCTTTAGGATTAACAGGAACCGCTGCCTCTGCAGTTGGAAATGCTATTGTATCTGGAGTTGTGTCTGGTATTACAACCGGGGATGCAGAAAGAGGCCTAGTAACAGGAGCATTGGCTGGTCTTGGAACCGCTGCTGTTTCCTCTGGGGCTGTTGGCAATATAATGAACAACATTGGCCTTGGGGATGTTGCAACTAGTCTGAATATTCCCACAAGCACAACTAATATTCCTGGTATTGAAGGTTTTGGTGCTGCAGCAGATCAGGTAGGTGGTGCAGGCGCTGGTGGTCCTCCAGTATTCACCATGAACACACCTAGTGGAATGCTTAATATTCCTACTGGTGGTACTCCTGGGTTTGAAGGCATTGATCTAAGCACTCAGTTAGCAGGTGGTACTAATATTGGTGGTGCTGGTGCTATCAACACTGGTGGGTTTGGCACTGCATTACCTAGTGTTGCTAACTTAACACAAAGCCTTATCAATGCTGGCATCTCTCCTGGGACTGCACAGAACTTAGCCGGTGCTACTTTGGCTGGTCTTGGTGGTGTGGGTAGTGCTACTGTTGGCTTACTGACTACTGGTCTGACCCCAACTGGGCCAGCAGTTCCAACAACTACAACACCTACAACAACTACAACACCTACAACAACTACAACACCTACAACAACTACAACCCCAACTGTGCCTACTGGGTTGTTAACAGGTGCTGCTAAGGTTATCTCTGATCTGTTTGGTGGCACCAGTATTAAAGACCTACTCAATGCTGGTATCGATTACGCCACAGCAGAGAAGATTTCTACTGATCTACAAACACAGGCTAAAAATATTCAAACTTCGGCTGAAACAATAGGTAAAGATGCTAAAGTTTCTTTTACGCCTTATACCGTAACAACAGGATTAGGAACAACAAAAATTTCTGGTACTACTGCCGATGTAACAGGTACTCAAGAAGTAAAAGATTTACAAAAAGAAAGTTTAACTCGTGCTGAAAAAGCACTTAAAGCAATTGATCCAAAAACTGCCGCAACCACACTATTCGATCAAACAGAAAATTTACTTAAACCAATTCGTTTGCGAGAACAAGAAGAATTATTATCAAGATTACAGGCTCGTGGACTAAGTGGTTTTGGTCAAAATCTTCCAAGTACGGGAGGAATTACAAGAAATGTAAATCCGTTATTTGAAGCACTGTTGTCTTCTCAAGCAACACAGCAAGGACAACAAGCACTTCAGGCAACTCAGTTTGGAACGCAAGAAGCATTACGTCTACAACAACTTTCTTCTGGTTTACAGAGTCAAGCACAGAATATTGACATTCAGCAACTTAATCAGTTGTTGCGTGCTCAGGGTCTGTCACAAGATCAGATTAATCTTGCACTTAGAAACGCTGAAGCACAGAGATTGTCTTCACTGGCTGGCTTGCAGTCCTCTATCCCGTTACTTACCAGTGCTGCTAACGTGCGTGCAGGTCAAGTTGGAAATCTTGGTGAACAGGCGAGAAACTTAGCAGGTACAATCTTTAGTTCTGCTGTGCCTTCCTTGTTTGCTAGTCCAGCCGCTAACAGAGGCTTTGGAACAGGCGACTTGTTTGGTAATCAAGACTATGCTCAATACCTTTGACCATGATAAACCCATAAGGAAATAATATGGCTGAAAATATCGTACAATCACTATTTGGGTTTACTCCGCAGGCTGTTCAAGAACAGATGTACCAAGCCGGTGAAAACCGTGCTATGCGTTTAGCCCAAATGAGTCGTAGTCCTACAGCCGCTGCAGAGTTCTATGGTCTTAGAGCAGCGGAGCGTGTAGGCGCTGCCCCTATATTTGGACCTTCTCAGCAGGTACAAAGAGCAGGTAGTCTACAAAGCATTATTCAGGGTGTGCAAGCCTCTGGTGTTGATCTATCACAGCCAGAAGGACTGATTGAACTGGCTAATGCTGTGGGACAGAATCCTGAGTTTGGTGGTATTGCTACTTCGCTACGGCAGGAAGCAGCAAAGATGACACAAGCACAGACAAAGTTTGCTTATGACATTGCTGCTAAAGGCGCTGAAATTAGAGAGAGAGGCGCTAAAGCAGAACAAGCAGAAGCAGGTAAGGCTACGGATCGTATGAATACTAGATTTGTTGACCTTGCCACTCGTGAGAGAACAACTGGTCTTTCAGCACCTGAAAAAGCAGAGTATGAATCAATTAAGGAATTAATGACTATTAAGTCACCAAAAGGACAAACTATTGATTTAAGAGGAGCATTTGATAAGGCATATGAAGCAGCAGATGCCAAAGAAAAAGCAGATGCTTGGAATAAGGCTGGAGCGTCCTACACAACAGCAATTCCACTACTTGGTCAAATTGATCGTGTTGAAGCGGCTGTTCCAAACGCATTTACAGGTAAATTTGCAGAAGGTAAACTTGGGCTTTCAAAAGCACTTGGAGCCTTTGGAATACCAATTAGTGATAAAGCATCCGATACTGAATATATCAATGCAATTTCTGCAAAACTTGTTCAGCAAATTGCTAGAGCATTTCCAGGATCGCTTGCCGTTAAAGAATTGGATCAGTTGGTTAAAAGTAAACCAAATATTGCACAAGAGTCTGGAACAATTCTTAGATTGCTTGGAGATATTCGTGATGAAATTCAATCACAAACTACGACTTATGAGCAACTTTCAAAAATAGATAAAACAAAACGATACGAGCAAGATCCAAATGTTTTGCAAGGTCAGAATTATAATAAGATTCGTAGGTATCGTGATATTAAAACACGGGCCTTGTCTGGAACTGCTACAAGGGACGAAGCATTAGAGGCACAACGCATTCAACAAGAACTGGGGCTTAAATAATGTCTAACGGCACTATTGATTGGCAAGAATACATCAGGAATCTTGAAAGGGCGGGTGGACAGACAATTGGTCCTGGTCCTGGTGCTGAGGCTGCTGCGCAACAACAAGCACGAAGAGAACAGCAGTTTGTTACAGGGGTTGCAGGATCAATATCACCATTACCGGATGTTAGGGGTGAGGGTGCTCTTCCATCTGCATTAGGAATTATTGGTGGTGTTATTCCTGCAGTAAGACCTATAGCAACATTAGAAAGAGTTGCTGCTGGAGCACCTGCTGTTACACGGCCTTTTATACCTTCTTTAGTCGGATCTACTGCCGGAACTGTTGCTGGAACAGGAGCAGAAGCGTTACTTGGTGGCTTTGGAGCACAACAATTTGGTCAAAATCTAGTAGCAAATGTTCTTGAAAATGCCGCTTGGGATGTTGGTGGTAACTTAATTGCTACCGTAGGCGGTAAAACATTTAAAATTGCAAAAAATGTATTTTCTCCTTCTGCGGTTAATACAGCAGACCCACGGATTGCTGCACAAGAGTTTTTATCTGGACGTGGTGCTACACTAACTAGATCACAATTAACAGGTGACGAGATTGCTCGTTCAGTAGAAGAAGTTGCTAAAGGTGGTTTTGCAGTTGGTGCTTTTAGAGCACAACAGGCTGGAGTTGAAAAAGCAGTATCTCAAGGTGTTCAAGAAGTTAAAGATACACTACAAACATCGGATGCTTTTAGACAGGCTATTTTAACAGAAGAGCCATTTACTAGGGCTGCTGGTGAAAACTTCCAAAATCTTATTTCAACAGCAAGAACAGAATTTAAAGATCGGTATCGTCCGTTCTATCAAGGATTAACTGAATCTAATGGTGTTTTTGTAGATCTCCGTGGTGTAAAACAACAAGCACAACAAGAATACGATAGGCTTGCTAAGGCTAAATTTGCTGGTGCAAGTGCCGATAGAAAAACAGTTTTAGAAGATATTTTAAAACAAGAAGATTATGTTGATTTTGGAGTTGCTCACGATATTAGAAGCAATTTTTCTGGAGCAGCGGCAGATTTAAAACAGCCAGGAAAAGGACCAACAACAAAAGAAGCAGCATACAATAAATATTCTAGTGCAATTGAGACTGCAATGGATAATGCTGTTCTTTTGACTCAAACAAAAGCAGGTCAGATTGGTACATTT